ATCAGCGGTCCGCAATTAGTCGAAATGAATGGGAAGCCCTTCAAGTCGATAAGCTCCCGAAGCTGACAGGGCAGTTATTTGTCGGAATCAAGTTCGGAATCGATGGCGAAAATGCCGCGCTTGCTGTTGCGGTTAAGACTGACGACGGGAAAATCTTCTCGGAAGTCGTCGGGTGCAAACCGATTCGAAGCGGCGTGCGCTGGATCGTTGATTTCCTTGCCAGAGCTGACTACCGCAAGGCAGTAGTGGATGGCAAGAACGGCGTTGATGTGCTGATGGACGCGCTGAAGAACGAACGAATAAAGCATGTTGAGACTGCTACCGTTTCGCAGATTATAAAGGCTAACTCAGTCTTTGACATGGCGATGGAAAACGGGACATTTCAGCACATGAAGCAATCCGCAGTCACTCAGGTCGTCACAAACTGCGAACGGCGCAAAATTGGAGCGAATGGCGGGCTCGGCTATAAGTCCATGAAGGACGGGGCAGACATCGCATTGCTCGACAGCATGATCCTGGCTACATGGATTTGTTCAGAAACTAAGGCAGAAAAAGTAAAACAACATATCAGTTATTAAGGCATCGTTTCGGCGGTGCTTTTTTAATACTCATTTTACGGATACCGACCGGAAATCGGGAAAGGACAAATTAATATGGCAAACGAATTTACACCTATTGAGACACAGGAACAGCTCGACAAAGTAATCGGCGAAAGAGTGAGACGAGCAGAGCGTCAGGCGGCTGAGAAGTACGCCGACTATGACGACATCAAAAAAGAAAATGCAAAGCTCACGGCGCAGATCCAGCAGCAGGCGGAAACAATCAGCAAACACAATGCGACCGTCGCAGACCTCAATGCAAAGATCCACGGATACGAGACGGACTCGGTAAAAACCCGCGTGGCTTTGGAGATGGGGCTCCCTTATCAGATGGCGGCGCGCCTTACTGGCGACGATGAGAAGGCCATCCGGGCTGATGCTGAGTCAATGGTTAAGCTGATCGGAAACACGAAACCGATCGCACCGCTCGGATCTTCCGAGCCTAACGTTAAAAATAATGAGACGTCCGCATGGACATCGCTGTCTGCGGCACTCAACAACTAATAAGGAGGACTAAAATGCCTGCATCTACACTTAATGCATCTACAAATTTCCCCACACAGATCGCTGCTGAGATGTTCAGCAAGGTCAGAGGCTACAGCTCTCTTGCGAAGCTGTCCGCGCAGAAGCCGATTCCTTTTAACGGCATCACAGAATTTGTTTTTAACCTTGATTCTGAGGCGTCCATCGTCGGCGAAGGTGGCGCGAAGCCCGCTGCTACTGCTACCGCTACTCCCGTAGTTATCCGTCCGATCAAGTTCGTCTATCAGGCGCGTGTATCTGATGAGTTCCTGCGTGCTTCCGACGAAGCAAGGATTAATACTCTCCAGACATTTGCAGACGGATTTGCAAAGAAGATCGCTCGCGGCCTCGACATCGCTGCCCTGCACGGACTTAACCCTGCCGATCTGACTGCCGCTTCCTTCCAGTCCACCAACAGCTTTGACGGTCTTAGCACTGGAAACGACGTAGCTTATGTCGCGGCTTCCATTGACGACAATATCGACGCAGCGATCCACGCAGTTCAGGCTGACGGCGGTGTTGTTACCGGTATCGCAATGTCTCCCGACGCAGGTGCGGCTATGAGCGCGATCAAGGTAAACGGTGTTGTTCAGTATCCGGAGTTCCGTTTCGGTCAGAATCCCGACGCTTTCTACGGCATGGGTTCTGATGTCAATTCTACCGTTTCTATGAAGGCTGCGGCTGCCACGACAACCCCTCATGTTTATGTCGGCGACTTCCAGAACGCTTTCAAGTGGGGATATGCGGTAAACATTCCGCTCGAAGTTATCCAGTATGGCGACCCCGACGGAAGATCCAGAGATCTGAAGAGATACAACGAAGTTTGCCTGCGCGCTGAGGCTTATATCGGCTGGGGCATCCTTGCGGCTGATCACTTCGCACGTGTTAAGGCGACCACGACCTGATGACAGAGTATCGGAATAAAAAGACTGGCGTAATTATCGCCACAAACAGCAAGATCACAGGCGAAAACTGGGAACCCGTGAAGGCTCCCAGTAAAAGGCCTGTTAAGAAAGGAACGACGAAAAAATGAGTGATTTCGCTACGCTTACAGACGTGATCCTGCTGACTGGAAAAGAATACACGTCAGAAGAATCCGAGCGCGTCATGGCTCTTTTGCCGCTTGTCTCTGATACTTTGCGCACTGAGGCTAAAAGAGTCGGAAAAGACATCGACGAAATGATCACGGCAGACGCATCTTATGCGAGCGTGGTAAAAATGGTCACTGTTGACGTCGTGGCGCGTGTTATGCGGCAGTCAATGGACGGTGAGCCGATGTCGCAGGAATCACAGAGCGGGCTCGGCTACTCATGGAGCGGCACGTATGCGATTCCAGGCGGTGGAATCTCGGGCGCGATAATGCGCAACGATTTGAAGCGGCTCGGATTAAGGCGACAGCAGATAGGAGTATATGAGATATGGGACGGCTCAACGGACGAAACATAATCTTATACGACAAAACCCAGACGGGCGTCGATGGTTTCAACCGTCCGATTTATACGGAATCCCCGACGGTCGTCGAGAATGTGCTTATCGGTCTGCCTACTCCGCAGGAAGTCATCGACACGTTGAACCTGACGGGCAAGCGCGTGGCGTATACGCTCGGCATCCCCAAAGGCGACCTGCACACATGGGCAGACAGGCGCGTGGAGCTTCCGGCAGACTTTCCAGCAGGCAAATATCGCACGATAGGACCTCCGGCAGTCGGGCAAGAGGAACTTATCCCGCTCGCATGGGGCAAGAATGTGCAGGTGGAACGCTATGAGTAGTAATTTACAATTCGTTCGAAGCGATGCGGGTGTCCGCGAGCTCATGCAGTCCCAAGAAATGCAGGATGTGCTTGTAGATTTTGCCTCGCAGGTCGCAGAGAGAGCGGGCGACGGCTACGATGTTTACATCGGTATCAACCGCGCGAACGTATCCGTAAGGACTGCGACAGAGGAAGCAATGGCGGACAACCTCGACCACAACACGCTGGAGAAGGCTATACGATGATTGAGAAAATCGTACTTGATTATTTAACAGAGCACATGAGCGTTCCGGTATTTATGGAGCTTCCAGAGGTCCCCTCTGAGGATTATCCGACAATGCCGGAACGTTTTTTACTGCTCGAAAAGGTAGGCGGCGGGCAGACTGATCATATTGATTCGGGTTCTGTCGCCGTGCAGTCTTATTCGCTCAACTCGCTCTATGAGGCGGCTTGCCTCGATGAGGAAATGCGGGCGGTAATGTTCGGAATCCTCGAACTGGACGATATAAGCGAAGTTAGACTTGCATCGAACTATAACCACACGGATGTAAGGACAAAGCGTTACCGCTACCAGTCCGTGTTTGAGTTTCACTTTTAAGGAGGCATTAACATGTCTGGAACAGCTACAAACGTAACGGCAGGCAAGCCGAAAACAACAGGCGCGGTATTTACTGCTCCCGTCGGCACAACTGCCCCCACGAACGCAACGACGGCACTCGGGAATACATTCAAGGATCTCGGTTTTGTATCTACCGACGGCGTGACGCGCAGCACATCCAAGTCCACGACCAACATCAAGGAGTGGGGCGGTGGAACAGTGCTGATTGCGGAAGATGAGAAGACCGTAACCGTCAAGCTGAAACTGATCGAATACATGAACCCCGAAGTTCAGGGCTTCGTGCACGGTACTGATAATGTCAGCGGCACTCTTGCGGCTGGCATCCATGTCGGAATTAATGACGACGAGACAGAAGAGCACATGGTCGTTATCGATCAGGTAATGCGCGGCGGCGTCCCTCAGAGAATGGTCATCCACAGGGGCGTTATCACGGAAATCGGCGACGTGGTCTATAAAGGCAACGACGCGGTTGCTTATGACCTGACTATCACCGCTATGACACCTGACGGCGGCGGAAACAAGATCGATGAATACATCGGAGGACAGTAAGCATGATCAAAGGCAGATTAGAGAGCGGTTTCGAGTTCGAGCTGGATGATAATATTTTCGACGACTTCGAGCTTGTCGAACTGTTCGCGAAGGTCGCAAAGAACCCGATATTTATCGGCGACCTCGCAGAGAAGATGCTCGGAACAGAGCAGAAAAAGGCACTCGTGGAACACCTCCGCGACGAAAACGGAAAGGTCCGCACAAGTGCCATGATGAACGCGCTCTCTGAGATTGAGAGGGCAATTCCCGCAGTAAAAAATTAATAGCCCTCGCCGACATGCTATCAAATTACCCCGACGCTCTGACCTGTGATATGGCGGAGACGTACGGGGTTTTTGATATTCATAGGCTTCCTGCGAGGCTTGCGGCAACGCTTGCGGTCGGGCTGGGGGCAGATTCGCGGGTAAAGATGGCTCAAGAGGGGCGGCTTGTAAGCAACGATGTGATGCTCATGGCGGTGATGGTCGACACGCTTCGAGGCGTGGATCCTAGCGATCCGCAGTCAATGACATCCTGCTGCTACAAGGGTAAGGCCGTGGAGGCAACACCCTCAAATGCCAAACACGAAGTATTTGACAGCCCGGAGGCTTTCAAGGCACGATGGGCAGAAATAACGAGGAATTAATATGGCTACACTGGGACAGGCATATGTGCAGATTGTTCCGTCAGCAGATGGAATAACTAATTCTATCAGCAACGTCCTTAGCGGGCCTGCGGATACAGCCGGACAGGAAGCCGGAACTAAATTCGGCGACAGTTTCGGAAGCAAATTAAAAACGGGGCTGATGGCAGCGGGGGCTGGCTTTGCGGCACTTGGAGCGGCAGGAGCGGCGGCTCTCGGCAAGTCAATCAGCGATGTAAGTAAATACGGCGACCATGTAGACAAGATGAGCCAGAAGATAGGATTCAGTGCGGAGGGCTTCCAGAAATGGGACTATGTGCTGAATCGTGCGGGCACATCTATCGATTCAATGGCACCCGTCATGAAAACACTGAGTAATGCGGCAGTCAGCAACTCCAAAGCCTTCCAAGAGCTCGGAATCAGCCAGGAAGAAGTCGCCAACATGTCGCAAGAAGAACTGTTTGGCAAGACC